AAGCGCTTGATTCCCCACTCCGTGTGGGAGTTTAAGCCTAAGTTAGAAAATGAAGCATTAGTGCTTCATTCTATACTTAATGATTACAGTATTGATTATTATAATCAAATTGTAAACGACATTAGGGAACTGATCACTCAATTAGTTCAGAACCATGGTTTTAATGATGGTTCAAAACGATATAAAACTATTAAGGATTATACGTTTGAATTAATTGAAGGTCGGAATCCTGAAAACCCAGGGTGGTTAGCCACCTCTGAAGTCTTCAGAGTCCCTTCTCAATTGGGAGAAAATTTCTGCCAGTTGATAGCTGATTATCTGAATGATAGTGAAGTCGCAAAGCGACCGAAGTATTATCAAGTAATCAATACCATTTTGAACATTGTTCGTATGGTAGATGGATTAACCGATCCTGAGCTAAGCTCTATCACGGATAAATCCAAGCCAATTGACCAGTTTCTTCTACAAGATTTTGATAACTATGTTTCAAAATCTTTGGAAAAGGTTAAACCAATTGGGATTAATCCCAATCTATTTAACGTCCGATTTCATTTAATGAAAAAGGGTCCAAATGGAGTTCCTAAATTAGAAAGCTCCATTGAAGAAGCAATTGCTTTATTAAACAGTAATCTAGCACGTCCTTTCAAAATAATTTGTCAGGAACTTAACTGCTATTATCTGTACGACTACTTAGAACGTCTTGTTAACCATGAAATGGATAACAGGGCCTCTAAAGTTACATCGAACTCTCAGTCGGGTAAAACTAAAATTACCCGCCTACGTGTGTTGGCAAGAATACCAGATTCTGGTTTTAAAACCAGAATGGTAGCCATCGTTGATTTCTGGTCGCAGCTTGTACTTGAGCCTTTTAGGTCCATTGTACAATCTACGATAGAAACAAAATTCAGTAATACTGATTTCCGTAAAAACCAAAATCTTGGTGTTACCAAGATGAAGGAATTTACGCAACGATGCCTTGACGGAGAAGTCATAATGAGAAATGGTAAAACCATCACTCTAGATATAAAATATCTAAAGTGTTATGATATCTCATCTTGGACAGATAGATTTCACCGAGACCTTCAAAAGGTCGTCGTTAAAAATCTATTTAATCCAAGACTTGCAGAAGCATGGGCACAATTAGTTGTGCACTGCGACTGGTACTATCCCGGACTTGACTCTATTTTAAAATATGGTCAAGGTCAAGGGATGGGTACTAACGGTTCTTTTGATATTGCTACCTTATCTGATCACTTACTTATCAATTATATAATTGATAGTAGTGACGCAATCAGTGGTATGTTTAAAAACAACCAATGTTACGGTAAGGTTGGTGATGACCTATGGATCTATGATCCAGACGGTTTATTACCAATATATTATGAGAAGATTAATCTTCCAATAAACCTTAGCAAATCAAAAGGGTACTCGAATGGAAATTCATATAATGAATTTTGTTCTCGTACCTTCCTTAACAATGAAGATGTCTCTAGGATTAGTCCTAAGATCATCTCAAAGAGTAAGGATTTCCGCTACATTCCAACACTCCTAGGGTTATGTAGTTCTAGGGGTATCCAACTGGATGCCTCGTCCTTCAGGAATCTTAATAATAATATTAAGAATTCAGAAGAGACCTACTTCGATAAACTCCAGATTTGGATTGCCACTTATTTAATGATTAAAGAATCAGAACAAGGTTCTAATTTTGATCATTTAACTAGTGACTATCTGAAGTCCGGGAATTGGATAAAGGAAGGTCTTGTTACCAAGATCCTCGATGATCCAAAACTCATGTGTAGACTATTAATTGGTTATTCTATAATAACTATGATAGAAAACTATGAGTCCGTCGAAGATAAACTGTTTGATCTAGTAGACGCGATGGACGATCTGTCAGATGAAATAATTCAACTGACAGAGGAAGATACGAATCTCTTCGATATCTCCAATCCGAAGTTCGCAGTCGCTCTAGAATCGTTCAAAGTCAGTATATTAACTCCAAAACAAATAATTGTTTTGGGTCGATATGCTGACCAAAGAAGGCTAATTCATCATGATCTCGTAGAGATCAATGAAGAAATAGCACTCGCAGAAGATCCAAAGGATATTCTCGAGTACTCCAAGAGACTTTCTAAGATTGCCAACAGATCATGTTATGATCAGGGCAATATTAACTATGAGATCAGTCGGGTTTATACCCGGCAGCTCAAGATGGTTAATGTCTTAGAGAGAATGGATGATAGTTTTACAACTATCACCGGACTAGAATCTCAGCAATTAAGGAAGATATGGCAAAACATACCATACGACGAAATTGCTTCA